AGGACTTTGACGACCGCGTGGACGTTTTCCCCGTGGCCGATCCCAACATCTTCTCGATGGCGCAGCGCGTTACATTGGCCCAGACGGAATTGCAACTGGCCCAGTCGGCCCCGGAGCTTCATAACCTGTACGAAGCCTATCGGCGCATGTACAAGGCCCTCGGGATCAAGGATGTTGACGCGGTTCTGAAGCCGCAGGAGGAGGGGGAACCCGAACCCAAGGATCCGGCTGTCGAAAATTCGGAATCCCTTGAAAACCTGCCGCTGGTCGTTTTTCAGGGGCAGAATCACGACGCGCATATCACGGCGCATCTTATTTTCGGTTCGTCGGGCCTTGTTCTTCAGATGCCGCAAGTTGCCACCTCTCTTCAAAAGCATGTCATGGAGCATGTTTCGGTGAAGGCGAAAGAGCAGGTTGCCGCACAGATAATGCAGCAATTGCAGGGGCAACCCCCGAACGAGCAGCAGGCCATGGAAATCGAGGGAATGGTCGCGGGTCTCATTGCGCAGGGTATGCAGGAGGTCAAGGCGTTGAGTTCGCAGATAGCGGGCGAGAACCAGCCCGATCCTCTTATCGCGCTCAAGGAACAGGACCTGCAGATCCGGGCGCAGCGGGATGCGGCGGAAAACCAGATGGACCGCGCCCGTTTGAATCTCGATACGCAAAAAGCTTCCCAGACTGCGCAACTGGGTGAAAATAGGATTCAATCCGCAGAGGATATTGCCGCTGCTCGCATAGATGCCGCTCGCGAGCGGGAATTAATGAAGCAGCGGCAGAACCAGCAACGACAAGGTTAGGAGGCCACCATGGCCGAAAAAGGAAATGGCTCCGTAGGCGTCATTCGCAAAGGCTCTGTCATAAAGGATCAGGGCTTCGTGCCTTACAACGCTCCAAAAGAGGAATCGACACCGGAGGTTTCCAAGGGTAAAACCACTTCCGGAAAAAGTCGTGGCATGGGTGAAGCCGAGCGCGGCGGTACGTTTAAAATCTGTTAAGGAGAACAACTATGAACTGGATCACTTCCAGGATAAAAGAGCCGTCTAGCTGGGCAGCGGCGGCAGCGGGCGTGGTTGGCATTGGCGTTTTGATTAGCCAGCCCATCGTCACGATTGCCGGGATTGCCATTGGCGGACTGGGATTTTTGTTGAAGGAAAAGGGCGTCATCTAGGGCGATGATCAAGCTTTATCTGGCGATTATCGTCATAGGACTGGTTGGCGGCGTCGTTTATGGTGGGTATTACTACTATAAGGATACGCAGGCCCGCATACAGATCCTGACGGAGAACTCGGCCAAGCTGGAAGCGGCCAAAATGGCCCAGGATAATACGATCAAGACGCTCAAGGAGGATGCGGGGAAGTACCGCAAACTCAACAAGGATCTTTCCTTGCAGTTGCAGAAGGCGCACGACTACAAGAACAAGCTTATCGGCAAGTTAAGGAAGCATAATTTAACGCGATTGAGTCAGCAAAAGCCCAATCTGGTGGAAAAGAAGATAAATCGTGGAACGAAGCGGCTATTCGAGAGTTTTGAGTCTGATTCTGCTCTGCCTGCTGTTAAGTAGTTGCAGTTCGTGGCCCAAACTCAAGCAGATTGAGGTTCAGACCGTCGAGGTTGACCGCGTTATACCTACGCAATTACGGCCTCAACCGATCAGTCTTCACGATATCACGTGGTTCGTGGTCACCGACCAGAATTTCAAGGATTTCAAGGCGCGATATACGAAACAGAATGGCGCATTTCTGTTTTATGCCATCAGTGTGCGGGATTACGAGACGCTGGCGCTCAATATGGCGGAAATCAAGCGGTATATCGACCAGCAGAAGCAGTTAATCGTCTATTACGAGAAGGCTGTTGCGCCCAAGCCAAAGGAAGCCTCCATTCCGAAGAAGAAGTAGGGTATGAAGGTGCATTTTGTCATACTTTTCCTTCTTTTGCTGGTGGTAGCGATTCTTGCTGCCGTATTTACCGATCCTGTCCTGGGTGCGGACACCAATACTGTCAGTTCGACGGTCGTGACGGACAAATCGGTGCCCACGGCCAATGCGCCGTCTGTTGTAGTCAATAATAGCGATGTTTGCCGTTCTGGTATGAGCGTTGGTGCTCAAACCGGGATTGTGGGGATATCCACCGGTCTCACGATTACCGATGAAAATTGCGAGCGTATAAAACTGTCCCGATCGCTTTATTTCATGGGTATGAAGGTCGCGGCGGTCAGTCTGTTGTGTCAGGACGCGAGAGTATTCGACGCGATGAACATGGCCGGGACGCCGTGTCCGTATAAAGGCAAGATCGGCACCGAAGCCAAGGTGGCTTGGGAAGAAAATCGGGACGACGCACCCGATGACAACAGGACATTCAGGGAGAAGGAGGAAGAAGAGAGCGACGAGGAAGAAGAGAGCGACGAGGAAGAAGAGAGCGACGAGGAAGAAGAGAGCGACGGGGAAAAAGAGGAAGAGGATGACGATGACGATGACGAAGAAGAGAAACCCGTTCGGCATCCTAGCCCCGGCGATCCCGATTGGACTGACTAAATGCAAAGGCCACTTATATATCTAGTACTTCTGCTGCTTTGCTTATCGGAAACGCCCGGTTTAACGGAGGAGATCGTAACCGGGCAGGAGACCTCCACGAACCAGATGCCTGCGATGAGCGAGTTTACTCGTTCCGGAGGGACTAGTGTTGGTAGCGGAGCTGGCTGCTCGATCGGAGAGTATTGTACGGCGGGAAAGCAGGGTCCGGGAGGGACTTACACTACGACATTTGATCTTGAAGATGCTATGACCATCGATCAGATAAACCGTGGCTTCGACTTGGATTACGGGATGGACGTGGATTCCCATCAATCCAACACGACGGTGCCGACCTGCAGTGGCAATACGATGGCTGCGTATGACTGCAAGGATATGTTTCGATTGACGGTTTCCCTGTTTGACGAGAACGCGGCGCTTCAGCATAAATTCGAGCATGAGGTTGAACTCGATTTTTCCGGGCTTCAAACTTATAGCTATTCGCAAACCATCCCCGAAAATTCCTATGCTGGCCTGACGGGGGAGTTCGAGATGTTCGGCATAGATGCCGGGTTTCCAACTGGTTATTACGGCCCGCAGTTTTCTAATCCGGCTCTTACTGCCACTTACGATCTTGTCACCTTGATAGAGACGGAGATAATTGACGTAATTGAGCAAAGCGATGTCTTAAATGATAGTTTTATTCAAACTGCTGAAGTAGATTTGGCTCCGCCTTCTCCACCACCTGATCAGTCCGATTTCGAGCCCCCTGCACAGGAACAGCAGCAACAGCAGGAAGTCGAGGCCGAAGTGGAGCAGGAGATTGAGGCCGAAGTAGAAGCGGAGACAGAAGTTGAGCCAGACACTGAGACAGCGCCAGAGCCTGAGTCGTCTTCTCCAAGCGAGGAGACGGAGCCAGAACCTGAGTCCGAGCCCGAAGCAGAATCCGAATCTCCCAAAGTTCTTGTTAAGAAATCCGTCAAGGAAAAAATCGCCAAAAGAATAATGAAGCGTATGGGGGACAAGGGCCGTTACGATGCAAGCAACCAGTTGAAGACTCTGGTAGTGATGCAGGTGTTGGGAAACGGCAAGTCCTTTTTCAAGGCGACGACCAAGTTGGAAGATACTCCGGGATTCTTCAGTCCGGCTACCGTCCCGGACGGGGTTATTAACGAGAATAACTTCGCGCAGTATGTATTGTTTGGCGGTTCGAATGCAAAGCACGAAGCAATGATCAATTCACAGTACAGGTAAGTATGGCAGAGGTCGAATATCAGGGAATAAGGCTGTCGGGAGGAAAACTCCTGGTCATCCTGCCGTTGCTGGGAACAATTGGCGGTGGGCTCTGGGCTGGGTTCGAGTTCTATAAAGATTACATGGACATGAAAGAGCAAATCCAGAAATACGTCGCTCCCGACCTTAGTGGTTTCGACAAGCGCCTCGATGTCTTCAAACAGAAGATGGTGTCCGTCGAGGATTCGGTCACGAAGTCAACAGACTATACGCGCGACATCAAGAACGATTTGAAAAAGGATGTTGCCCGCCTGGAGAAGAGCGTCGATGCAGCGGAGCGGCGCACGAAGGAAACGGCGGATGCCGTCAGAACTACCCTGGACCAGAACGAAAATAAGGTCCGTGGCATGGTGACTAAGGCAGAGGACCGATTCGATACGAGGCGTGAGCAACTCCGAAATGACATGACTTCTCTCGAAGGACGCATGAAGAAGCAGATGGGTGATCTGGAAAAAGCAACTAGCGACAAGATCCGCAAAGCTCTCGAAAATCCGTTAGCAAAGATGAAATAGAGATGTTCCATTCTTCTTTCTGGATCGTTCTGGTATTGGCTTTGATCATATGGCCGTTAGCCGTACAGGGTCAGTCTTTTTGTATGAAACACTCTGATTTCGTTGCAAAGGTAGCCCAAGAGTTTCAGGAGACTTTGGTCGGTTATGGTATTCTAAGCGACCAGCGAATCTTGGGAGTGTTTGCATCTCCGGGAGGAGTGACCTTTACGGTTGTTTACACGACACCTGAAGGTGTCACATGTCCGATTGGGGCAGGGCGTAATTGGCGAAATGTTTCACCACCTATTTTTGATATGAAAACCTCTTATCCGGGATAAAGCGATGGCTCAGAAGAAGTTACAAAAAGATAGCAAGCTTAATGAATTGGATATCGATAATGATGGTGTCGTTTCGGATGCAGAACTTGCCGTGGCAGACGCCATGGATCGGCATGAGAAATCCGATGCCCAGCGACGGATGGCGTGGTTATCCATGATCTCCATGATCGTGTTTACAGCGGCAGTTTTTCTGCCTATTTTCCCAGATGGCCGCATAAAAGCTCTTTCGGACTTGTTCGGCTTGTTTTATATAGGACAGGCAGGCGTTGTCGGAGCGTACATGGGAATGACTGCTTATATGGCGAAGGGAAAATAAGATGATCGTATGGCAAGACGAGCTTCCCGATGGAATGATGGGTAGCTCGGATACGATGCATTTTACGCTCGACGACACGGGAGAATGGGAGGATAGCAAAAACTACACCACTGTCGGCACAACGGTAAAAGTGACAGGTACGGTCACGAGTCCCGATGGATATTCCTGGAACGTTAAAGTTTCTTCTTCTCAGGGATGGTCCAAGGAGTACGACGACATCCCCACCGGTCAATCGGAAACCTTCGATATCAAGACGAATTTTGGAGAGACAAAAGTCCATGTCAAGATATGGAGCGTCAATGGTGCGGCAGATACCGGAGTTTCCGGAACATTGGTTATTGATTCCTGATGGATGGAATTCTTCTTGCGGAACATCTTCTCAAGTCCATTCGAGAACGGCGGGATCGTATTTCCGAGATGTTAGTCGGAGGGACTGTAAAAGACATGGAAGAGTACAAGCAATTGGTTGGCAACATTGAATCTTTGGACTATATAGGACAGGAGTTGAGAGAAATCTTGGAAAAGGCAGATTGATGATGGAGAAGTCCGAAGTCCTTAATGGCGACAGTCCTGTATCTTTCGATAAAGCATATGTCGAAATAGAGGACCGGGTTCTCGATCCAACCAAAATAGAAGAAAGCTCTTTCGAACGTCTTCCTTATCCTACGGGATGGCGTTTGTTGATTCTTCCCTATAGAGGCCGTGGAAAAACAGAGGGGGGTGTTCTTTTACCGGATGCCGTTATCGACAGGGAGTCTGTCGCAACTGTTTGCGGTTATGTTCTGAAGACCGGTCCCCTAGCCTACAAAGATACCGAAAAGTTTCCCGAGGGACCCTGGTGCAAGGAAAAGGACTGGGTGATCTTCGGGAGATATGCGGGCGCTCGTTTCAAGATTGACGGCGGAGAAGTTCGCATTTTAAATGATGATGAGGTTATAGCCGTTATACAGGACCCTGAAGATATCCTGCATTTCTAACATGGAGAGAAACCATGCCAGAGCCTGAACAAGACGAACTACTTGTAGATCTTCCTTCTGAAGGTGGGGATGTTTCTGTAGAAATTGATCCATTGGCTGCGGAACCTGCCGAAGAGGTTCTTGATTCAGATGATTCAGAGCATCAGTCCTACAGCAAGAAGGTACAGCGTCGAATCGATTCGTTAACCAAGAAGGCACGAGAAGCCGAAAGGCAGACGGAATCTGCCGTCAATTATGCACGAAACATTCAGGCCGAGAATGCGCAGTTAAAAGGCCGCGTTCAGGATTTGGATCAAGGTTACGTCAGCGAATACGGCGACCGTATTGCAACGCAGTCGGAATCCTTGGAGAAGGATCTTGAGACCGCAATAGCGACTAATGATACGGCAGCGCAGGTAGAGGCCCAGAAAAAACTTGCGCAACTTGCCATTGAGGAAGAGCGCGTCAAGGCGGCAAAGCAACAACAGGCACAATGGCAACAGCAAGTTGTGGCGCAACAGCAGGCAGCGCAACAGCGAGCCATGCAGCAACCTCCAAGACAGCAGGTTCCTGCAAGGGCCGACCCGAAAGCGGAAGACTGGGCTTCAAAGAATGAATGGTTCGGTGATGACGATGCGATGACCTTTGCAGCGTTTGGAATTCACAAGAATCTTGTCGAAGATGAGGGGTTTGACACAGAGTCCCCCACATATTACGATGAACTTGACAAAAGAATACGGGAAGCGTTTCCGCACAAGTTTAGCGGAGGAACTACCGTTTCCGTATCAGAAGGACGCCGACCACAACAGTCGGTCGCCTCTGCCACTCGCTCCAGCAATTCTGGGCGCAAAACAGTAAGATTATCTCCAAGCGAGGTTGCGATAGCGAACAAGCTTGGAGTTCCTCTGGATGAGTACGCGAAACACAAACGGTAGGAGACGATAAGTGGAAAGTGAAACCGTTGATCGAACTCCCCGCACGTCCGAGGCCCGTAGCGCAAAACCGCGTCGGAAACCTTGGGCACCCCCGTCTTTATTAGACGCACCTATACCCCCTGAAGGATTTGTCCACCGTTGGATACGTTCCGAGGTTAGGGGCTTTGACGACCGGAAGAATGTTTCCGCCCGTATGAGAGAAGGGTGGGAACTGGTTCGGAAAGAGGAGTACCCCGATTTCGAAGCGCCGACTATTGACGGTGGAAAGTACGAAGGTGTCTTTGGTGTAGGAGGCTTGTTGCTGGCTCGGATCCCGAAAGAGATTGTGGAAGAACGGAGCGACTACTTCAATCAGATGAAGTCTGATGCAATGGATGCAGTCGATAACGATCTTTTGAAGGAGACCCAGCATCATTCGATGGCGATTCAGAAACCTGAACGCCAATCGCGTGTCACATTTGGAGGCCCTAAACAAACATAGGGCTTATTGTTAGAAACCCTTTTGCTTTTAAGGAGCATAGGATATGGCGAATACCAATGGAGCCTGGGGGCTTCGACCTGTCGGTAAGATGGGTCAGAACTCCAACTCCACGGGTGTTTCAGGCTATACCTTCTACGAAATTGCCAGTGGCAACAGCAACGTCATTTATCAAGGCACCCCGGTTATTCCGCTTTCGACGGGATATATCGACGTCGTGGGTGCGGCGGCAGGTGGCACCGTTGGGATACTAGGCTCTTTCCAAGGTTGCAGGTATGTCTCAAGCACCACGGGGAAACCTACGTGGAGCATGTATTGGCCTGGATCGGGAGCGGACAGCAATCATCCCGTAAAGGCTTTTGTTGCGGATGATCCGATGCAGATCTTTGTAGTTGCAACGGACGCCACATGGACCAGTAAGGCAACGGCACGAGCCGCTGTTTTTGCGAACGCGAACTTCTCTAGTGGAACAAGCGGGAGCACGACAACGGGTCAATCTTCGGGTGCTTTGGCTATCAGCACCATAGCTACTACCAAGACGTTGAATTTGCGTATTCTTGGTTGGGAAGAAGATGCCATGAACCAAGACTTCTCTGCTTCTGGTATCCCTGCTTTGGTTCGGTTGAATAACCACTTCAATAGCTCCAATGGTGCTATTGTAGCTGGCACAACCGACACCGCTGGCGTATAGGAGGGCTGAGAAATGGCTATTAGCAGAGCACAACTCGTCAAAGAGTTGGAACCCGGCCTAAACGCGTTATTCGGACTGGAGTATGACCGCTACGACCGTGAGCACGAGGACATCTTCTCTATGGAGAGTTCAGATCGTGCATTCGAAGAAGAGGTCATGCTATCCGGTTTCGGAAGCGCACCCACCAAGTCTGAAGGCTCGGCGGTATCGTTTGACGATGCCCAAGAGGTGTACACGGCTCGCTACACGATGGAGACAATCGCGTTGGCTTTCTCCATCACCGAAGAGGCTATTGAGGATAACCTTTATGACCGGCTTGCAAGTCGGTACACGAAGGCCCTTGCACGTAGCATGAGCCAGACGAAGCAGGTTAAGGCCGCTGCGGTTCTTAACAACGCTTTCGATAGTACGTACACCGGAGGTGATGGGCTTGAGCTATGTTCGACGGCTCATACCCTTGCAAACGGCAGCACCTTCCGTAACGAGCTTTCGACGGCGGCGGATCTCAATGAGACCAGTCTTGAACAGGCCCTCATTGATATCGCAGGCTTCGTTGATGAACGCGGTCTAAAAGTAGCTGTCAATGGCAATAAACTGGTTATTCCCAAGGAACTTCAGTTTACTGCCGACAGGCTTTTGGAATCCACGCTTCGTCCGGGAACAGCGGATAACGACATCAATGCCGTTCGGAACATGGGTATGATTCCGGATGGCTATGCCGTTAACCACTTCCTGACGGATACGGATGCGTGGTTCATCATCACGGATGCGCCGAATGGATTGAAGGGCTTCAATAGAACAGCCGTTCGAACTTCCATGGAAGGCGATTTCGATACCGGTAATGTGAGGTACAAGGCCCGCGAACGCTATGCGTTTGGCTGGTCGGATCCTCGCGGTATCTTCGGATCACCGGGCGCGTAACCTCTATCAGAGCTACCGGGAGGAAGGAAACTTCCTCCCGCTCTTCTCTGGGAATACATAGCCCTAGCGACTGGCCCAGCAGACGCTTACAAGACTCTAGGGCGAAACCTTTGTAAGGAGGCGTACCATGGGTACGACACGTTTCTCCGGTCCTGTCATGTACAGTGGTCACGGCAGTGATTCCAGCTATCTGGGGTCCTGGTTTGGCAACCTTCCCATGCAGGTCAACCCGGATTACATTTTTAAATGCGACGATTTCACGGGCATCGATATCGATGACACCGACGACTGGACAAAGTCGGTTCTCAACAGTGGAACCTTGACACTCCTCGCCGATCACGTCGGCGGTTGGGCCAAATCCACGGGCGATGGCTCGACCGATAACTCCGGGGGTGCAATCCAGGGCAACGAAATCTTCCTGGCGGAAGCCAGCAAGAATATCTACTTCGAAGCGCGAGTAGCCGTGGCGGATGCTGACGACATGGACATGTTTGTCGGCCTTGCCGAAAATGGCACGTTTGCAACGGGTGTTCCCTTCACCGCGAATAATCAGATCGGCTTCCTTCTGGTAGAAGGCGCTGCCGATATTTATGCCAACTGCGATAGTGGTGGAACCGAGACCAAAACGGATACGGGTGTTGATTTTGCGGATGGCGCAGAATCAAGCTCTAACATTACCAATGTCCGTACGCTTGGTTTCGTCATCAAAGGAACGGGACAGGTTGCGTTTTACGTTGATCGTGTTCTTGTGACTACGACAACTGCGAACATTCCCACTTCTGCACTTACCCCTTGGTTCTGTGCCATATCGGGGACGACAACCGCAGATGCAGCTTGGTGTGATTACATCAACGTTGCTGCTCAACGCATTACCAGTGGCATGACCCAGTTCAACATCCAACCGTAAAGGATAGGGTGTTATGGCTAAGACAAGGGCACGTACCAAGGATGGTGCGTTTATTGGGGATGATCCAAACACTCCCGAGAATGAGGCGTGGGTTGGTAAAAGTTCTAAAAAGGAAAAGAATTCCAAGTACTCTTATGGAATTTCTTCCAAGAAGAACTTTCCTCCTCCCGGAACCTCTAAGTACAAGATGATGGTACTTTCGGGAGAGATCAAGGAGTAGGTCATGGCAGATGCCGTAACCACCACGTCGGTTGTTGATGGACCCCGAACGGCTGTTATTTATTGTACCAATACCAGCGATAATTCGGGTGAATCGGCTGTTACCAAGGTAGATGTGTCGGCTCTTTCCAGTTCTCCGGAAGGAGACGCATGTACCGGAGTACGTCTTCAGAAGATTGTTTTCACCAATGTCGGGATGGGCGTCAAGGTTCTCTGGAACGCCACAACCAATGTGATTGCTGCACAGCTTCCGGCAGACTACTCCGATACTCTGGATTATTCGGATATCAGTGGTCTTCCTAATGTTGCGGCGGCTAGTGGTAAGACAGGTGACATAAAGTTTACGACGGTGGGCCATAGCAGTGGCGACACGTACTCCGTGGTTCTCTACTGTTTGAAAGAGTACTGATGGTATAAGTCATGGCTGATGATCTGGATCGAAAGAACGAATTAGCCATCACCGAGATTCGTGGCGATATCAGACTTCTTGGTCAGAAACTTGATACCATTAAGGACAACGATATTGTTCATCTTCAGAAGTCCATAGACGGCGTACAGAAGGTTATGTGGACGGTAGGGGTGCTGGTTCTTGGTCATTTGGGGGTTGCCATAAAAACCGCTCTTTGGGGTTAGGATGAAAGGTTTTAAGTATCATGGCAGTCTCTGGATCTAAGGACTTTGAGCCTAATGTAGCGGAATATGTAGAAGAGGCTTTCGAGCGTTGCGGTCTGGAACTTCGTACCGGCTACGATGCCCAGACCGCACGAAGGTCCCTGAACCTGTTGTTTGCAGACTGGGCCAATCGTGGTCTCAATCGCTGGACAATAGAGCAGGTCACGCAGACTTTCGCGAAGGATATTGCGGACTATCCCGTTGGCACCATTACTCTTTCCGTGAGTGACAGCGACAGCTTCACAATAGCCGAGACTATTACGGGTGGCACGAGTGCAGCGACCGCTTCTCTCATAACGAAGCCCGCATCCACTTCCATGACGATAACGGTGCCTTCCGGAACCTTCGCTTCCGGCGAGACGATAACAGGTTCGTCCAGTTCGGCTACGACAACGACGACCTCCACAGCCTCTCTTGAGGATGTCCAAGCCACGATTGACATTCTTTCCGGTGTGGTACGGCGCAGCAGCACTGATATATCGATTGGCAGGATCGGTCGAGACGACTACTTGAGCATCGCAACGAAATCCACTACGGGGCGTCCCACTCAGTTTTATGTGGACCGCCTTATTACGCCGATCGTCAAGGTCTGGCCTACTCCCGAGAACAGCACGGATCAGTTTATTTATGACCGATTGGTCCGGATAGACGACGCCGACACATCTGTAAATACCGTCCAGATACCCTTCAGATTTTACCCCTGTCTGGCGGCAGGTCTGGCCTACTACATTGCTTTGAAAAGAGCACCTGACAGGATTCAGATTTTGAAAATGCTGTATGAAGAAGAGTTTCAGAGGGCGGCGGAAGAAGACAGGTACAAGGCCGATATAACTTTGGTTCCAACCTATAGTTCTTTGAGTGCGATTTCGTAATGGTTAGGTATGCCTCAAACAAGCACGCCCTCGGGATTTCGGACAGGTCCGGTGCGGCCTATAAACTTCGGCATATGCGTAAAGAGTGGACAGGTATGCTGGTTGGTAAGGATGAGTGGGAATCCAAGCAGCCCCAGTTGTTCGTTGTCAAAACCCCTGCCGATCCCCAGGCTTTGAGAAATCCACGTCCCGATAGGACGGAACCTGCTGTAACAGTTCTCCTTTCCTTCAATCCTTTCCTTTCCGGGAGCAGCGGGTCTGCCGTTATAACGGTAACGGAACCGGGCCATGGGAGGAGCACGGGGGATACTGTCCGTTTTCGTTCTTCGGGGGCGTTTGATGGGTTTACGTCTGCCGCTATCGAGAACTCAAGCGGATTTTCCATAACCAAGGTGAATGATGACAGTTATTCGTTCACATCCGGGAGTGGGACCGCAACGACAGGCAATATCAGGGGCGGTGGAGGAAGCGTCTCTGTCGGTCCTGTAAC